GGAGATCACGAGCCCGGCCTGCCCGTCAGACTGCGGCACGCCCGCAACGCGCCAGGACTGACCGCCAATCGCGATCTTGTCGTTGACCGCTGGCACCTGCGACAGGTCGGCGGCGCGGCAGAACACCTCGACCGTCTGCATCCGCAACCCGATCTCGCCGATGGCGTCGGCGCGGACGCTGCGACGGTGATAGACCATCCGGACCGACTCGGCGATCCCGGTAGCCGCAGGCGTGTACGTCGCCGTCTGCCCGAGGTGGTCGCGCGCCGCCGACATCATCCGATCTTCGATGGTGTTCCAGTCGAGCACCTGGGCTCCTATGCGAAAGGGCGCGCGCCAGGTTGCCCCGACGCGCGCCCCGTTGCAGCCGTCGCGCGGGAGGCTAGGCCACGTCCACGTCGAGGATCTCGTAGTAGGCCTTGCCCGTCATGCTCGCCGACGCGGTGAGCGTGAGCGTGCCGGACGCGATCGCACCCTTGACGAGCGCGGCGGTGCCGTCGTTGGTCTGCAGGAACGCCCGCACAACCTTGCCATCGAACACCGCACCAACCGACTCGGTGCCGGTCGTGGCTGCGGTGAAGGCGAGCTGCCCGTTGAACAGCACGCGGGGGGCGCCGGTCGATGCAGGGTAGGCAAGCAAGACCTTGCCGCTGGTCGCGGACGAGCCCGCAGCCTCGACACAGGTCCCGAGCAGCGCGTTGCCGTCGGCGGCGGTGCTGCCCTTGCTCGTGCTCGCCACGAAGTACACGCTCTGGCCGACCGCCCACGCCTGCGAGGTCGTCTTGGCGATGTTGTAGACGCCGCGCACGCCGACCGCAATGTCGGTGCCGCTCACGCCGTCGCTCAGGGCGATGCCCATGATGACGTTCGGCGCGGTGCCGACCGGGATGATGTCGCCGCTCGACACGGTCGCGCCGGGGTCGAGGGTCAGAATGTCGCCTGTCTGGATGCCGTTCTTGGCCATGGTTCCGCCCTCCTAGTGGCGTAGTGTGGTCAGGGCGGCGCCGAGGTTGCGCCCGACGCCGCCCGGTTCAGTCTGCTCAGCTCGGGCCGGCGTTCTTGGTGATGGGACGCCAGTCGATGGCCTTGAAGGCCACGTCGCCGCGAACCTTGTAGCTGACGCAGTCGGTGTCCCAGTCGGTCATGTTGTCGATGTAGGGGTTCGCGTTGCCGCCGAGAAGGCCGCGCTCGATGAACGGCCGGTTCATCGCGCCGAGGTAGTAGGCGTTGGCGTCGGCCGCGTCGAGCCGGGGCTCCACAATGAGGCTGAGGCCGCGAACCCAGTTGTTCTTCGCAGTGGCGGCGGTGGTCGGCGCGTAGTCGCCAGCGATGAGGCCGAGCGCGGTCTCCTCAAGGGCGGCGGGCACGCACAGGTAACCGGGCATGAGGTTGAGCTGCGCGCCGTCGCTGCCGCCGCTGGTCGAGGGCACGCCCTTCTGCAGCCGGAGCAGCTTCTTGAGCTCGGCGAGGGTGCCGAGAGCGAGCGCGCCATTGGTGCCCACGTTGCTGTGGTTGCTGCTGTCGAACAGGTTGTTGCCGTCGCCCATCGCCGGGTTGCCGGTGAAGATGGCCCAGCACAGGTCGAGCTGCGTGAACGCCCACGCGCGGCCCATCTGGTTGATCACCTGCTGGAAGCCACCCAGGTCGTCGTTGATGACGGCCTCGCGGGTCAGCTTCACGCCCTTGCCGTAGGTGGCCAGGGTGTAGACCTCGCGCTCCTCGCCGACGGTCGCGTAGGTGTACTCGCTGCCTTCGGGCTTGGCGCTCATGCTGGTGATCTCGCCGACCTTGACGGCGCTGACCTGCTTGAAGTCCGGCACCGCGCGGTCACGCACGAAAGCCTCGAAATTGAGCGCCTCGGTCTGGTAACCGTCGAGCAGGAACTTGTTCGCCACGTTGGCGAGCAGGTAGGGGAAGTCCGACGTGCTGTGGGCGCCGATGGCGCGGACGTTGCCGTTCCAGTCGGTCGAGAGCTTGCGCGCGGCCTGCGGAGCCATCGCCAGCGTCACCGCGTCGCGGAGCGACATGCGGGCGGCGCCGGGGACGCCGTTCAGCACCAGCGACTCGCGCGCCATCTCGGCGAGGGTCATGCCACGGAAGGACCGGCCAGCGTCGGTCAGGTCGACGTTGCGGACGCCGACGCGATGCTCGAGAGCGTTGGTCAGGCCAGCGCGGGCCTGCTCGTCGTGGCTCTTGCCCACGCGGATCGTGTTGTTCACGTCGGTCTCCTCGTCGGCCTTCGCGACCATGTTGATCAGCGCGGCGCGGGCCTCGTCGGCGCTGACGCCCCGGCTGATGAAGTCGTCGGCCTTGTCGCCGAGCGACAGGGCAGCGGCAGCCTCGCGGATGTCGGCAGCGCGCTTGCGCTCGGCCTCGACCGCCTCGGCGCGGATGGCGTCCGCGTCCACCGTGGGCGCGGTCTCGATGGGCTTCAAGTCCTGCATCTTGCTGGTCTCCTGCGCGGTTTCCCGCTCCATGGTGCGCGTCTGAGCGCGTGCGTCAGCCGGCACCGGGACGGCGCTGACCTCGTGAGGCTCCCAATCGGTCGCCGTGCGAATCTCGACACCGTCGACGGTCTCCCGGGTCTCGCCGTGGGTGCGGTAGCCGACGCTGATGCTGCGCAGGCTGCCGTCGATGATCTTGCGGACGGTGCTGGCGACGTCCTCGGCATCGGTGAGACGGACGGTCGCGGTTCCGACGCCGTCGGCGACGCGGACGCTACCCGGCACGATGGACCCGACGACGTTTGCCGCGCCGTGGCTGCGGTGGCTGTCGAGCAGCGGGGCGCCTGCGTTGAGCCGGTCGAGGCGGATGTGCGCCGGGTCCATGCTCAGGCGCTCGATGTAGCGGTCGCCGGTAAGCCAGTCAGACCGCTGCACGTCGGCGCCGGTGCTCCACACGATGTCAAGGGTGCGGGACTCCTCGTCCCAGGTGCCCGGAGCCATCCGCACGCGCGCGTCATCGTCGATCGAGCGAGTGTGCTCGGCGGCGAGGGCGGGGGGATTGTTGCGCTCGTGGGACATTCGGGCCTCCGTGTCGCAGATTGTTGCGACGGTGCGACAGTTGTCAAGCCTCGTCTGCGTCGGGCGCCTCGGCCTCGTCTTCGACCTCGACCGTCTCGACCGCGCCGGGTTCAGTGCCCAGGACGCTAGACGTGTTGATCCCCATCGCCTGAAGCCGCGCCTTGTCGGCCTCAAGCTCGGCGAACACCGTAGCCGGGTCGGCGCCGCGACTGCGGATGATACCCGAGAGCGACTGCACGCCCGCGTTGACCTCGGCCACGTCGGCGTTGATCTCTTTGTTCCGGTCAATCGGGACCGGGCGCGGCGCGTGCCACGTCACTGGGTAGCCGCCCTCGCGCGCCGGCAGTTTGCCCGCCGCGACCGCCGACTGGATGAACCAGCCCCACATCGGGCGGCATACGTGGCGCTCCACAACGCGCGGACGCACGCTGTCGATCATGCGGTAGAACTCCAGCATTCCTGTGCGGATAGACGAGAAGTTGACGCCTGACAGGTCACCCGTAAGCAGCTCATAGGGTAGCCGGTAGCCGGTCGCGATCTTGCGCAGGATCGTCTTGGAGTAGGCGTCGAGCTGCGGCGACACGTTCGGCAGCGCAAACTTGATGTCCTGGTCGGCCGACAGGTGCCGCACCATCCCCGGCTGCAGGGTGTCGAAGTAGTCGCCCGTCGCGGCGTCCGTGCTGACGGTGCCGAGGCCCTGGTTGTCTTCCTGGTCCGCGCCGATGACGAACGCGGCGAAGTTGCTCTGCGTCTCCTGTCTGATCGCCTCGTTGTACATGTACTCGTCAAGCGCGACGAGGTCCTCGATCACGCTCGCAGCCCACGGCAGGCCGCGCACCTGTCCAGGCCGCCGTGTGTCGTAGACGTGGCTAATGTCGGCGGCGCTGACGCGCACAACCTCGCTCTGCCCAGTAATCCCGCCGAGGCTTGGGATGTAGTCGCCGGGATGCGTCTTGTAGACGATGTACCCGACGCGCTGGCCTCGACGGTCAAAGATCACGCCCTGGTTGACGTAGTCGGTCGCGCCGACGCGCGCGGTGCCGACGTAGCTGTCGCCAGCGACCAGAAAATCAGACTCGAGCGCCTGGACCTGCAGCGGGACCGCCAGCGGGGCGTCGATGCGGCGAGGGCGGCGGCGCAGCAGCACCTCGCCCGACTCAAGCCACGCCTCGACGGCGAGCCGCTGGAGCCCGTACACATCGCAGCGCCCGTCCGCGTCCGCGTCCGCTGCCCACTCGGCCCACAGCGCCTCGACGCGCCGATCGAGCGCCTCGCTGCCGGTGTGGACCTGCGGCCGCACACCGTCGCCGACGAGAGCGTTTGCGAGTACGTCGACGGCCTTGCGCCCGTAGCCGCTGTTGCGGCTGAGGCTGCGAGAGCGAGCGCGGAGGCTCGAAAGGTCGGAGTAGGTGACCGCGTTGGGACCGACGCCGACCGTGCGCTGCCCGTAGTTGAGGCGGCCGGTCTGCGCACCGACGTGATAGCCGCGACGGCCCGACGGCGGCGGCGATGCCTCGGGGATCGGCAGCGTCGTCGCGCCGGCCTCGTGCGGCGTGCGCGCGAGCTTGTGTACCCAGTCGGCGAGAAATCCAACGGCCATGGTCACTGACTCCGGCGAGTTGAGCGGGCGAGCGTGACGCGCTTCTTGCGGTAGGCGCTGCCGTCGACCTCAAGCTGCGCCTTGTCGAGCGCGGCGCGCATCTCGGCCATGCTGCGATAGGTGATCGTCTTGCCGCCCTGCGTCACCGACAGCACGCCGCTGGCGATTGCCTCTTTCAGCGCCGTCACATCCGAGCTCGTCACTGCCATCGCGCACACCTCCCGCCGCGACAGCCTACGCGCGATCGTTGCGGTGGCGCAACAATGGGTTGGGATTGTCTCAGAACCTCGGTCGGAACTTGCCCCGGCTGCGCGGCTGCTTCTGCTGCTGCGGCTTGCGGGGCGTCGGCGGCGCGGGCTCTGCCGCCTCGCGTGTGCGGCGTGCGCGCTCCCCCGGCGACAACTCCGGCAACGCGGCGTGCAGAGACTCAAGCGAGCGACCCACGGCTAGCAGGCTGTGAAGTGCCGCCGAGGCATAGACGCGACAGTCTAGCGCCTCCGACCGCGCCGAACCGACCGCGCGCCACTCGCGGATCGGGCGCCCTTTGCTGTAGCGGACAACGGGGCGCTCGGCGAGGAGCTGCTGATACCAGCCAAGGTCGCGCCCCGCTGGGAAGTGAAGCGCACCCGCACCGGCCTCGACGCGCTGGAGCCTCGCCCACAGCATGTCTTTCCCGGTATCGACCCCGACGTTGTAGACGCGCGCCGCGCCCTTCCTGTGCCCCTTCCGCCCGCGCTTCGGCCACAGCGGCCGCTTGGGTCCGGCAACGCCCTTGATCGCGTACCAGCGGCGGCGACGGTGGGCGTGCGCGAACGCCTGGACGTGGTCGCTCATGTAACCGGCGTCGATGCAGGCGGCGGCGAGCGTCATCGGCCCCGCTGTCTCGTGCTGCCAGACTCGCTCAAGGTACACCCGGAGGTCATCCCACAGCATCGGGCCGGACGGGTCGCCGGGGATGACGGCGTAGTCGATGCTCCACGACTCCTCGCCCGGTCCCCAGCCGACGACCTCGACCTCGACGCGGTCGATCTGCACGTCCACGCCTGCGGTCAGAACAGCAACACCGGCCGGGACCTCGGCGGCGTACTCCTCCGCGCGCTCGGCGAGCCCCGTTTCGTCGATGTCGTCGTCGCGGAACTCGTCCCACGTCTCGGCGAGGCGCGTGTTGACGAACACCTGCAGCAGTTTCGGATCGCCGTCGCACTGCAGGAACTCAGCGACGAGCGACGGCCAGCTCGCCGGGGTCCAGCCTGCCGGAGCGTAGAGGCTCGACAGGTGGTATCCGTACACTCGGCCGTCTTCCGCGTCCGGCTGCGTTGCGACCCACCGCCCGCGCGGCAACATCGTAGCCTTGTGCCGGTCGTAGATCGGATCGTCGCAACCGGCGCACTCGTAGTAGACGCTCGCCGAATCGCGGTCGTTCCAGTGCAGGTGCTCCCACTGCAAATGCTGATAGGTGCCGCAGTGAGGGCACGGCACCTCGTAGACCCGTTGACCTGTCCGCAGGTACTCGGCCTCGACGCGCGACGCGCCCTTGACGGTCGGCGTGCTGGTGATAAGCAGCTTGCGGTTGGGGAAGCTCGTCGTGCGCTTGGCGGCGAGCTCGAGCGGGTCGCCCTCGCTGCCTGCGCTCGCGGGGAAGCGGTCGATCTCGTCGGCGAAGACGTACCGGATCGGCATCGACGCAAGCGGGCTCGGAGCGTTCGCGCCGACGATCTTGAGCATCCCGCCTGGAAACTCTTTGAGCGTCAACGTGTTGCCGCTGTCTCGCGACTTGGGGTCAGCGACAAGGCGGCGCAAAGTCGGCGCGTCCGAGATCATCGGCGCGATCCGTTGCTTGCTGTACGTCTCCGCCATCTCGACCGTCGGCTGCATCATCATCGACGGGCCGGGAGCGTGCGCCATGATGTAGCCGAGCCAGTTGTTGCCGACCGACGACTTACCGAGCTGCGAGCCCCACATCAGGACGACGCGCTCGCAGCGGTCGCCTTCGCTGAGGCGCTGCATCGGTTCGATCGCGTAGGGCGTCCGGGCGCTTCGGTAGGGTCCGGGCTCGGCGCTCGTCTTGCTGCTGAGGCGGATGTGCGCGTCGGCCCATTCCGACACGTCGAGCGGCGGGGGCGGGGCGAGCACGGTCCAGAACGCCTGCTCGAGCGCGGACGGGTCGGCGAGGGCAAAGCGGTCGCTCACCGCTTCACCTCCGGCTCACGCAGCACCGTCAGCGCTTCGCGCAGTGCCT